ACAATGATTCAAAAACACCGAAGATATTACTCTTAGTGAGATCTTCATCATCGCCAAGTAAATGACCAATCAAACTATCTCGACCTGTCAGATACCCTGTGAAGTCTTCAAGTAGCAGTAGTACGGCACCAATTACAGTCATCGCTCTAGTGAAGGGTAACGCAAGTAATGTAGCGACAGCACCAAGAGCAAGTACATCACCCTTAGCCATTCCAATGCTGTTTGAAAGGCTTTCAATTAATGTCGATAGATCCGAAAGAAGACCTAGAGGTAGTCTAAGGAGGATACCAACATACTTCCAAGCTTCACCAAAAGCTTGTACCAAAGGAGTCATATCTTTAAAGAATGAAGCCATTGTTTTAAACAAACTAGCCTGACCTTTTTCAAAGCCAGCCGCAGAGAAAACCTTAACCATATCGTTAAATACGTTAGCCAGTCTTCCTTGCTCCGCAGATGAGTCTTTCATAGACTCTGCAAGAGCGCCACCTACACGAGCCTTCTCACTAAGCAATCTAGCGAACTCTGGTAGAGCTTCTAGAGAATTAACCTCACCGGCATCCATCATATCAAAAAGCTTATCAGTGTCGCCACCAGAAACCGCTTCGGCCATGATCTGGATAGCAGCAGGGAACTTCTCACCCAATTGCATTTTAAGCTCTTCTGAGTATACTTGGCCTTTGTTAAGCATCTGCTCAACAGCTCTCATAGAGCCTTTCATGTCTTCGTCACTCAAGCCCATAACACGGCTGTATTCAGCCATGCCTGTGAAGACACCTTGAACGCCATCTGTAGACATACCTGCCGTTGTACCAGCAGCAGCCATTTTAAGGTAAGGGTCTGCTTGGCTTCTGTAGTCAAAACCAATTCTGTTACCTAGATCTTTAACAAATCCCAACTGTTCTTGACCCTGCTCCTTTCCTTGGAAAACTGCTGTAGCCGCTCTTTCCTGACCAATTAACTGTTGGTTTACTTGGTTAAGTTTACTAACACCAAAAACACCAGCAACGGCAGGGAGTGCTGCCCCACGCATAGCACTCCCAGCACCAGCACCAGCACCAGCAGCAAAACCTACACGGCCTCCTGCACCACCAGCACCTCCTGCGCCTCGCATACCATCTCGGTTTGCACCAGTCCTAACACGAATCCTCGTGTTATTCTCAACATACCGGATAGCATCTTTCATTTCACGAAGTAGTGCGCTTCTGTCTACAACAAAATTACTTAAAGTTATTTCAGGAGCAATACCACGCCCACTTGCAACTCTCATACGAGCTTTTAAAGCTTTATTAAGTCTGGTGTTGAAGTCTGCACTGAAACCAAAGCGAGATATAATTACCTTACTTCTTGAAAGAGACTCTATACCAGTGCGGTTTATAGCAGTCCTGACACGCACTGTTGTGCTGTTTTCAACATGTCTAACCGCATTCTTTACTTGTCGAAGAAGTCCGTCCTTGTTTATAACAAAATTTCTTAAAGTTATCTCAGGAGCAATACCCTTACCACCTGCTACCTTCATCCTAGCTTTTAAAGCTCTGTGTAGTCTGGTGTTGAAGTCTGCACTGAAACCAAAGCGAGATATAATTACCTTACTTCTTGAAAGAGACTCTATACCAGTGCGGTTTATAGCAGTCCTGACACGCACTGTTGTGCTGTTTTCAACATGTCTAACCGCATTCTTTACTTGTCGAAGAAGTCCGTCCTTGTTTATAACAAAATTTCTTAAAGTTATCTCAGGAGCAATACCACGCCCACTTGCAACTCTCATACGAGCTTTTAAAGCTTTATGGAGTCTTGTGTTAAAGTCTGCACTAAAACCAAAGCGAGAAATAAGAACTTTACTGTTAGATAAGGATTGCATACCAGTGCGGTTTATCGCAGTCCTGATACGCATTGTTGTGCTGTTTTCAGCATGTCTGGTGGCACTATGGACTTGACGAAGAAGTGCCGTCTTGTCTACAACAAACCTACTTAAAGTTATCTCCGGAGCTACTCCCTTACCACTTGCAACCTTCATACGAGCTTTTAAGGCTTTATGTAGTCTGGTATTGAAGTCTGCACTAAAACTAAAGCGAGAAATGTTTACCCTGATATTGGATAAAGATTTCTCACTCATTTTTCTAGCTCTAGCTTCTAGTATATTTAGTTGTTTATCAACTTTTGCTATGTCGGCTTGATTTATTTTAAAACCAAACGTAGCAAAGAACTCAGCCATTTGACCAGCAGCCATGATGTTACCTCTTCTTCTTTTCTAATTCTTGTAGTCTACGACTCTCAGCTTGCATTGTTCTTTGGACATCAACAATTTCAAGCATGTTGTAAAAGTCTGTAATACTGTAGGTAGTTTGTAACTCGTGCAGGGTACATAGCTTAGGCTCAAAAAGGAGTAGAGACATTACCCGAGGATCTTGGGAAAAGCCTTCTGCTACCTCCTTCTCTACCTTGCTGGCTGGCTCAGAAGATTCTTTTACGTTTCTTCTGAACCTAGCATCGTAAAAACAGAGCCAAAGTTGAATAACACAATTTCCTTAAGCAGTTGGAAGAGTTCCATGTACTTGCCAGCAAAATCGTTATCAAAGTTAATTGCTACGCTATTCTTTGTAGCTCCACGACTTACCATAGCTTCAATCATACGCTCATCGACTTTGTCAATGTTCTCTGCAAGTTTACTCATTGCAATTGAAATGGCGTTTGACTCGTCTTCAACACCTGCTTTTGAAATCTCAGACAGTGCTGGTAGGATTACTTGAGCAAGAGCTTTCTGATATTTGAGACCTTCGATGGCACCAAATTGGTTTAGAATATAATCGTTACCGTTTACTGTAACTTCTTTTTGTTCGCGCATATTTATTTCCTCACATTTTTAATTTAGAAGTTGTCTATAGCAGCAGAAAAAGCATTCCCGCCCAACTTAGCGTTACCACCAACCCGGAAAAGATCGGTTGACAAGCACACTATTGTCCAGCTACGATACACAATATCCCCTGAATAGTCTGTTTCTGGATAGCCTTCTATAAAAGCTTCCCTACTTACTATCTTACTACTCCCAAGCCCATCTGTCAAGTTTAATGTGAGCCTTGCGGAGTTTGTTCTTATGTCTTCTTCTAGAATTTGCGTCAAAACGTCATTTACTAGGGACGTTTGGATAATGTTCACAACAACAGAGCAAGACGAGTCTCTGTTTCTTTGTCTGCTGTTCTTCCCACGAATACCTTTTATTAGGGAGAAGGCAGGCGAGTTTCTTGAAATAGATATCTTTTCAAAACCTGTAATTCTATACCCAGAAATTTCAAGACCAATTTCGGATGGGCTGTATGTGTTTACTTCAAAAGCCATTTGACTCTCCTAAGTTAGACTGGTTACAAAGCACCTAGTGTGACGGTGGCTAGATCTTGGAGAGCACTGCTTGCGCCCTCGTTTCCACCAAAGTTAGTAACACAGTTGGTTGCCTGTAGCACCCAAGTTCTTGTTGTCACATCCTCAGAAAACGCTAAGTCAGGAACTTCTTTAACCCAACTAGTTGGTGCTAAGAATAAGCTCGTACCTGATCCATCTTTTACAAACAAGGGAAATTTTCCGTACTGAGTCAAGGAGTCTCCTAAGACTACAGCATTAAGAAGATCGTTTGTTGGGCTTGTTGAGGCTAGGTTTAGTGTTACTGTGTAAGTGTCGTCTTTGGTAAAAGTTCTTGCAACTTGTCCATCAGATGTTCTTGTTGTCTTGTAAGGTTGTACGTCTTTGGAAATACTTATGAAAGAACCTTCCATAAAACCATCAACTTGATAGAAACCTGCAAGCAGAACTGCTACGTCAGTTGGCGAATAACTTCTTATTGACATATTTTATTTCTCCAATAAAAAAAAGGAAGGAAGCAGTTGCCCCCCTCCTTTTAGGAAATTGAGCTATTACGCTCTCCATTTGTCCTCAACAACACCACCAAGTTGCTCGAAAGATGCAGCATCTTCAGGTGTGAAGTTGGCGTTACCACCAAAGGTAGCAGTTAGACGAACTGCTTGTACCGACCATTCACGTAGTTGCATCGTGTTACCAAACGAGGCGTCAGGTATAACCGAAATGAAAGCTTCTTCAGCAAAGAACAGGCTTCGACCTGAGTTATCTTTTACTGTGATAGAAAACAAACCAGAAGAGTCTCTACTTGCTCTGTCATTCTCATAGAGTTGAGAGAGTATGTCGTTGCTGTTTGAGGTTTGTTGTAGAGGCAACGTGATCATAGCAGATGTGTTGGCTTGGTAGACACGAGAGTTTGTATCATCAGCACCAGTGTACAGACTGTATGTATCGCTGTTTTTCTCTACCGTTACAATGCTATCCTCAGAGAAACCACTCACAATGTGTGAGAAGGTTCCTTGAGAGATAACTACCGTAACGTCTTGTGGACTAAAGGTAGATGTATATTGACTAGCCATTTTTGGCTCCTATTAGACAGTTACTGTTCCGCGAACTTTAACAAAGTGAATTGCGCCTGCAAGACGGCCTTCGAAGGTAATACCTTCAAGTGTGCGAGTAGCACGTAGATTTGGGTTAGTTGCAAGTACGTTTGGAACACTAACAGTTGGTTGTGGATTTGGTGCAAGACCACCTCCTGCAATACCTTCTGCAAGAACTCTGCGGATTTCGTTTTCGATGATAGTTACACCAGCTTGGGTATAAGG